TTGCCGCCACCACGACCGGTATAGGTGAACTTCAGCGGTTCAGTCATCGCGCACCTGCTATTCTATCTCGACGTCGTGGGACGACACGCCACCAGAAATGGCCTTGGGCTGGGTGTAGAGGGTTCTGCCGTAGAACAGCGGCACCGGAGAGCCATGCCTGGCCATCGGGATCGAGCCCTGGAACTGGTCGGACTCGTCATCCTTCTCCTCGTCATCCTCGGCCGCCATGAGTGCGGACAGGCCTTTGAACAGCATGCCCACGCCCAGCATGGTCATCTGGCTGGCCGACATACCGGCGAGCGTGGCACCGGCAGGCACCAGGAACAGGCCGATACCGATCAGAAGGATACCTGCAAGGATCTTGCCCAGACCCTGCGCCTTGCCCGAGCCTGCACCGGCATAGACCGGCATGATGTGGATGGGACGATTGCCCAGGCGAAAGTCCAACGTCTCCTTGTCGAGCTCCAATCCCTCCTTGAGAGACGGACCGGCGACACACTTGAAGTGGCGACTGGTCGCGAACTCCCGGAAGCCAGGAACGACCGCAGCAAGCGCCCTGCCTGCCTCGCCCAGGGTATCGACGTCGAGGACGAACTCGCGGCCGAACTTGTCGGCAGCTTCGCCGTGCAGGATGACCTTACGCAACATCGGCGACCTCCTCCGGCATGTCCTTGTGGCGGACCCAATAGCGGACCTTGGTCGCCCAGCGGCCCATGATGTCGCGGGACGACTGGCGATGGATCAGGTGGTGGAGCATCAGGTCATTGCCGAGATAGATGCCCGCATGGTTGCAGACGCCCGTCTTCGACTGGACGCTCATCAGGAAGCCGTCACCGGCACGCACCTCGGCGCGGTCGATGATCCGGAAACCATTCTTCTCCAGGCTTTCGACGTAATAGTCCTTGCCTTCCTCGTTCCACCACCAGTTCTCGCGGGGGAAGTCCTCGAAGAACACCCCCTGCATGCGGTGGTAGTCGCGCACCAGGCTGAAGCAGTCCCATACCCCGTAGACGAAGCTGCGGCCAAGCAGCGGGCGCATCGGCACCTGGTCACCGAACCAGATCGGGTTCGTGCAATTCTCACCGTCGCAGACCGACAGGCCGAAGGGCACGGCCGCGTCCTTCTGGCGCTCCAGGTCTTCCTTGCTGGGGTGGTCCGGATGATGCGGCAGATGGCTGTGCAGGATCGCTTCCACCTTGCCGTCATTGCCGATGATCGACAGCACTTCCTGTGGGTCCGTGGCGAACTCATTTTCCGGATCGGCAGCAACATTCTTCAGGGGATGGAAGCGGCCCTCAAAGATCAGGCCGACAGCTTCCTGCCCTGTGCAATTAATTGCATGAGCCTTCCAGTCTTCGATAGCCTTGGGATCAAACATCATACCGACCTTCTCAGGAGACCAGGGAATGCGCGCGTCGGGAGCGGCTGGTTGCCGAAGCGCTTCTTGCAGTCCGACAGGCGCAGCCCGCACTTGTCGTTCTCCGGATCATAAACCGGCGTCCCATCCTCGGCAAAGTAGTTGGCGGCGCTATACGGGCATGTTGCCTTCGAATAGTCGAAAGCAGAGCCATTCCAGATCCGATACTGATGCGTGCAGGTATCACGCAGCAGCGTGCGGCGGGGCAGCTTCACCCCCTCCTGGTCCATTGCGGAAGCCAGCTCGAACTCGATCACCTGCTTGTTGTGCCGGACCTTGCGGTCGACATAGTAGATCTCGGGCTCGTAATGCATCGTGGGATCAGCCTCCGCCTCCCCGTCCAGGAACTGGCGGAAGGTGCGCAGGCGGGTGAGCTTGGCACCGACACCGTCATTGTGCTCGAAGATCAGACCGGCCAGGAAGCCCATCGTGTTCGAGATGACGATCTTCGGGCGCGGGAACTGCCCCTTCGCGGTGGCGATCCAGCCTTTCGACTGCACGTCCACCGGCACATATTCGATATTCTGGAACGTGATGCGCTTCTGCCCGTCGATATTGCTCTTCGTGAACGGCCAGATCTCGTTGATGCCCAGCGGCGACAGGTCAAGCTGGAACAGCTCAACCACATCACCTGGCGACAGCGATTGTGATGTCTCGTGAAGGACGGTCATACGTCAAACACCTCCTCGAACTCTGCCTGGATGTCGAAGACGATCGGCGTGCGCGGGGTCTCCGCCCACTTCTTGCAGATGAACTTGCGGGTTCCCCAGGCGCCGGCCGAGAAGCGGAACGCCTTGTAGCCACCACGCTCCTGGAAGAAGTTGATGACGTAATCGCGCTCCGACTTGGTGAGGTTCGTGAACATCGCGTTCAGCTTCAGACCCATCGTGTTGATGCCGTCGCCGGAACGCTGGACGTAGCCGTCTCCGAAATCCACACGGTTGATCCTGGGCTCCGTCTCACCGGTTGACCCTAGCGTCAGGCCGATGCCCTGAGCCTCCGGCGTGAAATCAATAATATCCGCCACGATTACCTCCAACACCGCTCATGAGACCGCCGCCACGCATGTTGCCCAGCGTGCTCTCGGCATATTTGCGCTCGAACATCTCTTCCAGACGTGCCTCCAGATCCTTCGCCAGCGCCTCGTCATCCTCGGGGCTGCGGGAGCCTTCCGAGTTGATGGTGATCGACGGGGCAAAGACGTTCTTGGACTGGCTCATCATGTTGACGGGTGCCGACGATCCAGCCAGGGAGCCTTCGAGCTTCACGGGGATGCGCCGCCCGTCAGGCAGCGGAACAGCAGCCTCGGGACCGGCCTCACCGAAGATGGCCGCCTCCTTGGAAACACCGCCGCTGGAGTAACGCTTCAGCTTGCGCGGACCCTGTGGGGTCATCACGCCGCCTTCTGCGAAGAGGCCGATCGGCATGCCGCCGAAGCCACCGAAGCCACTGAACAGGCCGCTGAACAGGCCACCGATGCCACCGAAGCCACCGCCACCCATTCCCTGGAGGCTCTGCATCAGGCTCATGATGCCGTTCTGGAAACCACCCAGACCAGGGATCACTGCCTGCAACGGGTTCTGAAGGCCGCCAACGCCCTGGCCGAAGGACGAGAGCTGCGGCAGAACCGTCTGTGCGCGCTGACCCATCTCCCCGATCTGCGGGACCGCCTGCTGGAGACCGGTCTGCAGCTGGTCGAGGTTCGGGATGGCATTGCCCATGTTCTGGCCAAGGTTCTGCATGCCGTAGCCCATCTGGGAGACATGCGTGTTCACCGTCGACATGCTGGTATTGAGCTGGTCGAGGCCAGACGACATGTCAGTCAGCGGAGGGGATGGAGGTGCCTGCAGCATGCCGCGGCTCTCGATCCCAGGCCACAGTCGGCGCTGAGCGTCGGTCAGACCGTGCTCCCAGGAGCCACCGCCCATGCCGAGGCCCGGACGGCCACCGGTGTCGAAATGCATGCCGTCGAGGGCACCATACTTGCCCTTGCCGCCCGAGAAGTATCCACCCCAGCGGAACTTGTCGTCCAGCTCGGGGAACATCTCCTGCTGCACCATGCGGGCATGTTGCGCGAACTTCTCGTACTGGCGGAAGCCCTCGATCGTCTGGTAGTGGCCCTTCGGCCCGCCGATATACTTGCCGGCCTGGTCGAGCAGTCGGACATCCAGCGCCTTGCCGGAGCCGTGCAGGCGGCTGTCGCCAGGACGATAGCCCGAGAACGCCTCGACATTGTAGCCGTAGCGCTCCGCCGTCTCCTTCATGATGGCGCGCAGCTGGGCATCCACCTTGTCGGCGCCGCGTGCAGCGAAGTTGCCGACCTCCTTGTACGAGCCGATACCGCTGCGAGGACCGGACTTCAGAACATCCTCGATGACATCCGGCATCTTCTTGGTGACGGCCTTGCCGGTCTGCGCGGCGGCCTGGGCAGCGGCCTTGCCTGCCTGCTGCACCGTCATCGATGCCAGTTCTTCAACGCTCGGAAGCGGGGCGCGGGTCACCAGGCCGGTCGGGGCCGCAGCGAACGGCTCGAGCGCACCAGATCCACCCAGAGGGCTGAGGAAGCCACCCGAGCCGGTCAGCGACGCAGCTCCGGCCGGCGACATACCAGGGAGCAGGTTGTCCACGCTCTTGACCCAAACCGGATTGGCAGGGCTGGAGCCCAGCTGGAACGCCTTCACGCCAGCCGCACTGGCAATAGCACCGCCCACCGAAGCCTTCTGCCCACCGAGGCCGGCTCTCTCGAAGATGTCGGCCAGGATCGACTTCAGGGCCATCTTCAGCGCCATCGAGGCGATGTTCTTGAAGAACTGCTCGAAGTTCGCCTCGCCCGTCATCAGGGCATCGACGGTATTGTCAACGAAGCCATCCAGCATCGTGGTCGTCAGCTGCTCGAAATTGGCAGCCATGTTCTGACCTTCTTCGATGAAGGATTGGAACGCGGATCGAGTGCCATTAATTGCACCAGCCGCACCCTTCTGAGCCTCGTCGAGCTTGTTCCAGAGCTGGACATAGTGTTCGAGGATCGGGGTGACGTTCTGGATACCGGCCTTCTCTGCTTCCAGGGCAACCTGGATCAGCTGGGCCTGGCGTTCGCGTGCTTCACCGTAGAAGCCAATCAGTTCAACCTGCTGCGCCAATCCCTGGAGGGCGCTTTCCTGGTTCTCCATGAACTCGGCGCGCTTGCGGGCGGCATGAGCCTGATCCCAAGCCGTGGCGTATTCGTTGATGTACTGCTCGACATCCTTGATGCCCGCCTTCTCGGCCTGGAAGCGCTTCTCGGCAATGGCGGCCGCACGCTCCTGCTCCGACGAGTGCAGCCCGTAGATGGCCGCCTGCATGCGCAGCTGGTCGGTCTCCTCGCGGATCGTATCAACGAAGTCCTGGCGACGATTGGCGGCCTCCACCTGTCGGATGAGTGCCTTGGCCACCTCGAGACGGGACTGTGTCTCGGCGTCCAGGAGATCAATGCCCTGGCGACGGGCCTCATTCTCGAGATCCATCACCTGCTTGGCAGCCTCGCGCTCGTTGCGGTCGAGCTTCAGGACTTCAAGCTGCTGTTTGGAAGCACGGATGCTGCTCTCGACGACGCTGACTTCCTGGGTCAGGGCAATGCGTGCCTGCTCCACGATGGCCTTGGCCTGCTCGCGGGTCAGGTTCAGCTCTGCCAACTGCTCGTCGGTGGCTTCGAGAAGCTTCTTGAACTCCTCATAGGCCTTGGCTGCGTCCTTGATCTCCGAGACCTCGGGGAACAGCTCACGGATCTTCGACTTCATCGCAGCCGTGTCGATGAAGACGGAGCCACCCATCTCCTCCAGGTCTTTCTTCTGCCTGTAGGCATCGCGGCGAGACTGGCTGTATTGCTCGCGAGCAGCGTCCTCGTTTGCCTTCTTCAGGCGCTCCTGTGCCTCCCGCAATGCATCCACATGCTTCTGGGCTTCCTCGAGACGGCGCAGGTCATCCATATTGCCGTCGAAGGTGAAGAACTCTGCCCAGCTGTAATCCTCGAAGTCGGCCTTGGCCTTGGCGAGCTGTGCTTCTGCTGCAGCCAGGGCACTTGCTGCCGCGTCAAGCTGTGCCTTGCCCATCTCCTTGAGCATGGTGATGGTGGGGCCGCCCTCCTGGCCGAGGCGCGCATAGGCACTGCGCAATTCGTCGACGGCGACCTTGTTGTGCTCAGTCGCTTGCTCGGCCTTGGCAGTCGACGCACGGTAGCGGCCGTCCAGATACATGAAGCCGGCAATGGCTGCGCCTGCGATACCGAAGCTGCCTGCCAGAGCCGTGGCACCAGCGCGAAGGACACCCATGCCAGCAGCACCTGCCAGCGCCTGAACGCCCATGGCCGACAGAGCGAAATTCAGTGCCTTGACGGAGGCACCAAGCGCGACCAGGGAGGGTCCGGCGATGGCGGCCGATGCGATCATGGTCTGCAGCACGTCACCCGTGGTGCCCATGTCGTCCAGGGCGGTGTAGGCGTCATTGGCTGCCTGCACCATGCTGGTCAGACCGTCGATGACGGAAGTGACGGCTGGAGCCAGCTCGCCGCCCAGGTTCTTCTGGAGGATGTCCACCGAGTTCGAGAGGCGCTGCAGGGCTGCATCGAGGCTCTTGGCGAACACCTCGTATTCAGCATTCAGGTCGCCGCCAACAGCTGCAGCCTCCGAAGCATTCTTCATCTTCTCGGCAAGGCGGTCGTAGTTCTTGGCCAGCGGCGTGATCGTCTTGGTGATCTCGGCCTGGTTCAGCCCCAGGTCTTCCAGGACTGCGAGGTAATTGCCGCCCTCGTTGATGACCCGCCCCAGACCCTGCTGGAACGCAAGGAACGCCTTCATCGGGTCGTCCTTGAACATCTGGGCGAAGGCTTCGCGGCTGGTGCCGGCGAGATCAGCGAAGATCTCCAGCTCCTCGCCACCCGTGATGACGGCGCTCTCGATCGTCTTGAAGACGCGGCCGACAGACGTACCGGAAAGCTCGGCATTCAGGCCCAGCTCTGCCATGGCTGCACCGATGGCCGATGCTGCGGTCGTACCGATCTCGTAGGTCGAGGTCTGCAGTGCCACCTGCTGGGCCACACGGGCAATCTGGGCCTCGGTCGCGGCAGAAGTGTTGCCCAGGCGAACGAGAACGTCAGCGAGGCGCCCAACGCTCTGCGGGCTCTCGTTGAAGACATTGAGCATGCGGGCCAGCGTGGTCGCACCCTCTGCGCCCGCCAGATCCGTGGCAACGCCCATCTTCGAGACGGTCTGGGAGAACTTGAGAATGTCCTTACTGGAGGTCATGCCCAACTGACCGGACACGCCCGCAATTCCCTGGATGGATGAGATCGAGGTCGAGGCATTGGCGGCGAAGGCGTCGAACTCCTTGGAGAAGCCGCGCATCACCTTGGCGGACATGCCAGTGGTCTTCTGCACCTCCAGCATACCGGTCTGGTACTGGCGGAAGACACCCAGCGTGCCGACGATGGAGCGGTTGGCGACGTAGAGCGCACCCAGGGCGACGGCAGCAGCCTTGGCGGCCTTGGCGGCATTGTTCATGCCCTTGGCAGCGCCCTCGGACTTCTTGCCGGTCTCTTCCCACTCCTGGCCATTCTGCTTGAGGATGCGGGTTGCCTCGTCCCGCATCTTCAGAATGAACTCGACTTCGGTCGACTTATCCATTACCTGGCCCTGCCCTTCTTCAGATCCTTAGCGCGCCGGTCTGCCTTGGACTTGCGCTCTGCCAACTCGCGGTCACACTCGGCATTTGCACTATCGAGCACTGAGAAGATCCGGATCGCGGCATGGGACTGGTCGGAGACGCCCCCTTGATCGGGGAGATGGCCTTTCTTGAACATGCCGTAATAATTCAGCGTCATGTTCCACCATTGAGGCCGTTCCCGGATCGGTTGACGGGGGCAGGCCCAGCTGTCTTCCCCGTCGACCTTCAGAGGCTGCTTCGCCTTCCGTACCCAGACTGTCCTTCCATCCGTCGTCGTTTTCTTGGAGGCGTAACAGCCCCACTCCTCTTGCTGCTTGAGCGTGCATGTCGTGCAGTCACGCTCGGGCATGAGGCGCAGGGCCATCACACCTCTTCTCAGTTTTTTACTGCCTGCTCCGGCAGTTCCGAGATCTCCTTGATCTTCCAGCCCAGCTCGCCGCACAGCTGGATGCCGAGCGCCTTCATGCTGGTGTCGGAGACCACCTCGTATTCGCGGCCGTTG